TTTTTGTTCTATTTCAAAAGACTTGGGTATATCACTGGAATGTTGTGGGTGATGATTTCAAACAGTTTCATGATCTCTTTGGAGAACAATATGAAGCAATGTTTGGTCAAATAGATCGCCTCACAGAACATATGAGGTATCTAAATATTAAACCAGTTCCTACATTATCAAGAATTACAGAAGTATCACATATTTCTGAGGCAAATAGTGGACTAGATACTATGGGTATGGTTCGTGATTTATTAGAGGGTCATGAGAAGATCGTGGATCTTCTAACTCAAGTGTCTGAAGAAGCAGAACAGCAAAAGTCCAAAGGGACAATTAATCTTGTTGATGATTTAAATGAAGAGCACGGCAAATTTATCTGGATGTTAAGGTCATTCACGCAATGACAGGATTTATGAATTATGATTACTGTAAGATGCAGAGACTGCAGCAAAGAATTAACCAGCACAAATAAAACACAGACTTGTGGTTGTCCAAATATGATGACAGTTAAAGGTGATGGTGTTACAGCAGTTGACTTAAGTAGAGTAGTTATGGTAAACTCTACACAGAAAGAACAAAGAAATGTTCTTTCATCATCAGATCTTGCTTATCAAGAAGCAAGAAGACAACGCAAGGTTCGTAAACTGGACTTTGAAGTTCGTTAATTAAAACCTGGAAAGGTGGTCGAGTGGTTGAAGGCTCTAGTCTTGAAAACTAGCGATGTGAAAGCATCCGTGGGTTCGAATCCCACCCTTTCCGTTATATACGATACCGATTTAATAATTTATTCGTTTTTCTGTATCGTAGTGTTACAAAATCCTGACATATTGTTGACACTCAAAGTATGCTGATTAGTATATAGTAGTAAATCTACTATCCTACTCATGGATCAGCATACTTATGAGAATTGGGTGAAGATCAAAGCAACTTTTGAAGAATCTGGTAATACTAATAATATGTTCTACTACAGAGCATGTGAAATAGTTAAGACTAGAAGAGATCCTCTTGCAAAGTTTCTTGGAGATGAGAAATGATGGAACCCTTTGATGACGAGTATGTAAGTCGTTCTGAAGTTCAGGAGATGATTGATGCAGCAATTCGACGCCACAACCGTAACGCTAGCATTATTTCTATGTGCGTCGGTTGGGTTGTTCTTGCTCTTTTTGCGGAGGGTCTCTTAAGACTTGTTGGAGTTATACCACCTTTACTTCCATGGCTCAAAATCACTCTGAACTAATCTTTTTAGTTCCTTGGTTTGTTCTTGTGGCAATATCTTTAACTATGATCGCGCAAGGATGGATGATTATGAATGCTCACTACGGGTATTCAAAAAGTCCAAAAGTAAAACATCCAGAACTTAACGACGTTAAAGCAGGAGATCCTTTACTTGTGGTAAGATTTACAGAAGAAGATTTAGAAAAACTCCAACAGAGAGTTACCGAACAAAAAATGATGGAACTTTTTGAAGAACCATCAACCTACGAAGACGACGACGATGACGACGACGGAATGGTTAATATTTATTGATTTTCTTTCACACATGCTTTATATGTTTGTAGCGTTTATGTGTGGACTTATCATGGGATACATCATAGGATTTAGAAACGGTGGAGGAATGTAATGTCACATTTACTGGGAAGATTTCTTATAGTATTAGCAATACCATTCGTGGTTACTACACTTTACTTCGGTTCAAAGAAAGGGGGATACTATGATTCCGAAGATTATAAGGGAAACGGAACCGCACATTAAACAGCGGTTTCACTTTGCAGCATCAGCGTTTGTAAGAATGTGGGGACACGGTTCTTTAAATGATCACCGCATTATAGATTTCTGTATTGAGTGGGCACATAGAACTGAAAATGCACCACTAGATAATAGTGTGCTTGACCAGTATTTTTATTTTGAGTTTAAGACGTGGAGAGGATATTAATGGGACACATCGCAGCAGCAGCACTAAACAATCAAATCATTCTTGGTATTATGTGCTTTAGTCTTATTGGGGTTCCCATTCTGGGTATGTGGGCAGTCCACAAATACAACTGGCAGCACTGGGCTCCATTTGACAAGCACTCCAAGAAGTAGTATAATTAGTAGGTAATCAAGACGGGGTGTAGCGCAGTTTGGTAGCGCATCTGCTTTGGGAGCAGAGGGTCGCAGGTTCGAATCCTGTCACCCCGATTGTCTAAATATGACAACAATGGAAATTTACACGGTGGAAGAATTCCAAGAACGTTGGGACGAAATGATCTCCAGAGTTGAAAATGGAGAGCATATTGGTATAATAAATGAGGATGGACAGGCAGCAGTAATGGTTCCCGCAGAAGATGAACTTTTCCGAATATACACGGAAAATAATAACGAAGCATCATAGTTCATCTGCGGGAATGTCGCCTAATGGTTAAGGCCCACTGCTTATAACGGTGTGAATCGGGTTCAATTCCCGACATTCCTATTGGAGGTTTCGTGCCTGTGATGGAGAAATCCTGAGGCTGTGTAAATCCTCCGCCCGCTCCTTTAGCAATCTGGTGAATGCAGCGAACTCATAATTCGCCTGAGGCGTGTTCGATCCACGCAAGGAGCATGGGACAGAATCAAATCTGTCCACCTTGACTTCTCTAGGTCAACCCCTTATAATACTAAGGTCAACAATCAGATAAATGACTCTTACCGAAAAATTCAAGAAAGACGTTTCCACTCTTCGTGGTGCAGCAAATGGTGATTTCTACCTTGATGTAAAGAATCCGAAACTTTTCAAAAAGGTCCGCCGCTACTATGAAAACGAAGGTGTAGTATTCTCTGGTGATCCTCTGGATGATTATGAAATGCTAATGGAATATGTTCTTGCTGATCTTGAATCTGTTGAGGTTGCATGATGGAAAAACTAATTGAAGTGAAGTATCAGTTTAAAGAAAATCAAAATACTGTTTTGACAAAGTTCTTTAAAACTAAAGAGCAAGTTGATTCATTTAAGGATCAACATCCAAACTATGTTTACTTGAATTAATATGAAATCATCTGTTCTCATGGAACGGTTTCCATATCGTTATATCCAAGTTGGCACCTTGGAAATTAACGGTAAACCTGATTGTCGTATTCAAAAAGTAGATTCCTATACAGGTCGTTATCGGGATATGTATCTTTGTGATAACGAAATGCAGTTAATGACTGCTATGGAAGATTTTGAATATACTAAATGGTTGGACCCAGATACGGTTCCTTGTTACATTAAGGATGACGAAGACATGGAGAGTCTTTAAAAACCCTGGTCGGGAGCAAACCCCTTATGTCAAGATCTAATGTATTCAGGTACATTGGTAATATTCTTCTCTTATCGGGATATTTTTTCCTGCTATGGGGAGATATGAAAATAGGACTGTTTGTTAAATGTATTGGGAACATCTTTGTTGTTCCCTTTGCTATCAAATATAAGTTCTGGGACATCCTCTTCTTGTGTGGTTTCTATGCTGCTATTGAAGTACCAAAACTTATCCAACTTTTCCTAGTTAAGTCAAACTAGGTGGTGGAGTCAAAAGACCCTCTTAAAACTAAATAACTCAAGAGTTAATTATTAAACATGGCAACGAGAAAAACAGTTACTTCTGATAGTGGCGCACGTATGTCTCAATACGATCAGGAAGTTGAAAAAAGACTTCTTGCTCTAGAGTCAAAAGCACATACACCTTGTGGTGGTGCTGGTGGTAGTAGTGACAGCGAAAGACTTGCTGCATTAGAAGCAAGACTTGAAATGGTCGTTGAAGCCCTTAAACAAGCTGCTCCAGGAGCGTCAACAAAACTGTGATTGATTGGTTTCTTGCTTCCTAAAAGCAAGTGGTGCGGATGGGGTTAACCCCGCCTAGTTTCTTGCTTCTAGTCAAAAAGCAAGTGGCGAGCCTGCATACCTAAACGGAATCAAGGATGGTTGCATAAACCATCCTTTTTTTGTATAATACATAGTATATGAATTTCACATTTTTATGAGCGATTATAAAAAAACAGCACTTGTACTTGGTGCTGGTGGCTTTATTGGAAGTCATATGGTCAAACGACTCCGCGAAGAAGGATATTGGGTTCGTGGAGTTGATTTAAAATATCCAGAGTTTGGTGAAACTGAAGCGCATGAATTTGTTACAGGTGATTTGCGTGATGTAGATTTTGTGCGTCGTTGTATTAAGTATGCTGGTCCTTATAAAAATTTCTACGCACAAATCGTAGACAAGTTTCTTGAACCTTTTGATGAGATCTATCAGTTTGCTGCTGATATGGGCGGAGCAGGATTCGTTTTTACTGGCGAAAACGATGCTGATATTATGCACAACTCCGTCACCATTAATTTGAATGTTCTTGAAGAACAGAGAAAGTGGAACGAAACCAAGGGAGAAAATAAAACTAAGATTTTCTATTCTGGATCCGCATGTATGTATCCAGAGTATGCACAAATGGAAACTAACAATCCTGGACTTAAAGAATCTGATGCATATCCCGCAGACCCAGACTCAGAATACGGATGGGAAAAACTCTTCTCCGAAAGACTGTACCTTGCTTATAACCGCAATTTTGGTATTCCAGTTAGGATTGCTCGTTACCACAATATTTTCGGTCCAGAGGGAACCTGGGAAGGAGGTAGAGAGAAGGCACCAGCAGCAATCTGTCGCAAGGTAGCAGAACTCCCTGCAGAGGGTGGTGAGATTGAAGTATGGGGTGATGGTGAACAAACTCGTTCATTCCTTTATATTGATGAATGTTTGGAAGCAACACGCAGACTCATGGACTCTGACTTCATGGGACCTGTAAATATTGGTTCTGAAGAAATGGTCACTATCAATCAACTAGTTGATACTGCTGCTAAGGTGGCTGGTAAAACTGTAACCAGAAATCATATTGATGGACCTCTTGGTGTTCGTGGTCGTAATTCTAATAATGATTTGATT